GTAGAACTTGGCTAGGCATCTGCAATCTAGGAATCTCTGTTCCTGTTACTTTGCCTACACCACCTGTAATAAGGTTAATAAGTGTATTAAGAGCATCACCAGCAATTAATGGAAGTCCTGCTGCGCCTGTAGCACCAGCCCTAGCAGTAAGACCTAATTGTCTAGCGACTTCCTCACCAGTTGTTCTTTCTTTTGGTTCTGCAAAATAACCTTCCATTAACTTTTGTGCTTGCTCGGCAGTAGTTCCTTCTGGAACTTCAAACCTAGCAATTCTGCCATCAGGTAGTTCAAATCTTGCTATTGGCATTTTATCTTTGTCCTGTTGGAGTTGGCTCAAAACCTAAAAATGTAATTCCTTTTGCTGATGGAATACCTAATTGTTGTTTTGCTTTAGGCTTTTCTGTTACTTCTGGTGTTTTTTTAATTTCTAATCCTTCAAATGGATCATAAATAACATTCTTTGGATTAGCACCCTGTCTTAAAGCAGTATCAGAATAAAATGTTTTTAGTGTTTCAAATTGTGTTTTTTGGCTATTAACCAAAGCACCAGCAGCCTGATCAAATTTATTTCTTTGATCTGCTGTAAGCCTTGTTCCTTCTAAGGCTTTATTGTATTGCGCCCTAATTGATTCTGGAATACCTCTAGCCTGTTCAGCAGAAGCATATTCGCCTTCACGAACAGTAGAGCCTGGATCAAGAATCTTCATGTATCCAAAAATCTTAGACATATCACCAGGAGCAGTATCTGGAGCAGAAACAATTTTACGATAAGCCTGTGATATTTCTACATATGGTTTTGCTTGACCTAAGAAAGATGTTCTTAATTTGTCATCTTCGGCAGAGCTTTCAGATGCTAACTTTGCTTTTGGTATTTGTTTAACAATATTAAGATTGTCATCCATAAAAGCAATAGTAGATCCAAGATCAACTTGTTTATATTGTTTTTGTCCTGCTTTTGCCATTGATGCTTGTAATTCAAGAAACTTTAATGGATCTTGACCAGCAGCTTCTAACATTAGCGTATCTTGTAATTTAGAATAATCTATAACTTTTTTAGGAGCTATTGGCATTGTTAATGCTGACATTGTTTCAGCAGTAGGTATTTCTCCTGTTTCTGTTGGAACAATACCAAACTGAGGAATTTCTTTTGTAGCACCTTGTATAGCCTCTTGCAATCGTTTTTGAGCATCTTGTTTTTTCTTGTACTCTCCCAACTGCATACCTGTAACCATCTGCTTTAGCGTTCTGTCAAACGATTGGTTATAGCCTTCCATGCCTGCGCCTAATGCGCTACCTAATAACTGTCCTGTGCTAATAGGCTCTCTTGTTCTGCCAGATTGCGATAGTAAAGCAATAGCAGAATTTAACAAGGCTTGTTGTCCTGCATTAGACTGAATACGCTGTTGCTCGGCAGGACTAAGAATTTGAGAATAGTCTTGTTGCTGACCGAATAAGGTAGATAGATCAATTGCCATGTTTTATCCTAATAAAGAATTTGGATTTCTTGGTTTTTGTAAAGCCAATAAGTTGTATAAACCTGTGTAATCAACTGCGCCTTGAGGCATTTGTTGTCTACCACCCATCTGCATTTGTGGATAGGCTTGTGCTTGTTGTTGCTGACCACCACCTAATAAACCACTAGCAGATCTAATTCCTTGAATAGCTTGCATTGGTGATATTTTTGTAGGAGCAGATGCTGCTGCACTAGCAATCTCAGCATCTAGAGCAGCCATTTCTGTAGGCAAAGTAGTAGCAGGCACAACATTACCGCCAGGAGTTAACATTGCCTCAGTAGAATAATCTGTTACTGGTGCTGGCATATTTGCATAAGCACTTGTTATTTGCTCTCCTGTCATTGCACCAGTTCCACCAGCAGAAGCGTATGACTCTGCTGCTGCGTTTGCCATTGCTGTTGCTTCTTCGGCAGTAAATCCAGCAGTCACAGCATCTGCATAAGCAGCCTCTCCAGCAAGTGTAGCTCCTTCTACTGTTGCACCTTCTGCTGCAAAAAGCGTTGGATCTGCATAACCTGTAGCAAGGGCAACAGCAATGGCAGCAGGCAATACCCATCCACCAGGCACTTCTCTATTTACTGTTTTGTCTACTTCTGCTAAACCTCTACCTATTGGCTGTACAACAGCTTTTTCAACTTGTTCTACGACTCCACCACACATAATTAATCCTTTAAGTGTTTGACTGTATTAAAGCCAACAGTTTTATAACCTAGCCTCTCATAAAACTGTCTGGTTTTATCCATGTCTACTGCTGTTGTTTGTCCTAAATGCAGATCATCTGCACCCATATCTTTAGCCCATGTTTCTAGTGATTTTACTAGTTTAAGTGCTGCTCTACTACCTCGATACTCAGGCAATACAAAGAATCCTAGATCGCTGACTCTTTTACGATTACTAAAGAAATACTCATGGGCTAGACCTGATATAAACCCAACAATTCTGTTGTGTTCTATTGCGATAAATCCGACTGCATTAGGATTCTTAAATAACTGTAGAATCTTGTGCTTTTCTGGTATTGCGTAAGAAAACTCTGCCTCGGCTACCATCTTAGTAACCAGTTCAAAAAACTCCTCTAAACGATGTAGGGTTAGTTTTTCTATTATCAGAAGAAACCTGCTCCAAGTAAACCGCCACCTAATGCACCTAACGCTGGTGCAGCGTATTGATTACCAAAGAAACCAGAAACGCCAGGAATCTGTCCTAACGCATAACCTCCTAGACCGCCTGCTATTGCACCGCCAAGGACTCCTGCACCACGATTCTGATAGGTAGGTGCATTTGTAGTTTGTGTGCCATAGCTTCCTAATGGAGTGCCATAGACCGATGACAGATAACCTTGTAATTGCTGATAGGGTAACTGTTGTCCGAATTGATAACGAGCCAATTGCTCTTGTAGAGGTTGTGCAGCGATTGCCTCTTGTTGCGCGCCAACTTGAGCCAATGTCTGAGAAGGTAGGAATTGTTGACCATAAAAACTAGGTGCTGCACCAGCCAACTGAGCTTGGGCTAATTGAGCCTGTTGCTGTAGTCCTCTTTCTTGTTGGTACTGTGATCCTGCGATATTGGCTGTAATATCCCCTAGAGACCGCCCATAAGCCTCTGTAGCAGTTCCCAGGGCTCTTTCCATACTGCCACTACCTAAACGACCAGAACGGCTGTAAAGGCTCGATATGCCTGGCAATACGGATTGGCTAAACTGTTGGGTTAGTGGGCGAGTAGCTGCCTCCATCATCGCTTGTTGGTACGGATTGGCATTTAAGAATCCACCGGCAGCAGTCTGTCCGACTTGACCCATAGATGCTTGATAAGCCTGTTGAGCCTGTTGTAGAACAGGAGACTGTTGACGAGCCAATTGTTCTTGCTGTGCAATAGCCTCAGTCGTAGCAGCAGATGGGCTTACATAAGTCTGACCAGGAAAGAACTCAGGTTGTTGTCCTGTTAAGAATAGACTCTGCGCCCTCTGCAAACCTTGGGTAAGGTAGGGCAATAGTGCTGGATCTACTGACGAGGTTTGTGTAGTTGTTGCCATAATTTTCCTATCCTACGATGATATATTTATAAGTCATACCTGATACTGAATTAGCAGGATGACTAATGGTTGCACTTCCTGCTGTCGTTGCCGATATATAAGGCATTGTAAAAAGATTACTGGTATAGCCATTTGATGATAGATAACTCATTGTGGCTATGATGCTAGGTGTTGCTGGTCTAGTAGGTGAAGTATCTGTACCAAAATGCTCAATCGTTACACCAATATCAGATGGTCTCCAAACTAACTCTACATAATCGTTTTTCTCTAAACCAATAAAAAAGTTTAATGAGCCAATCATATGACTTGGAATGCCTGCACTTTTTCTTTGTGAGATACCAAATTTACTGTTTGATGCTGCTACATTAGTACCATTTTTTCTAAACCATACATCTACAAACTCAGGATCATTAACTGTGCTTTTAAACTGCACACTAAACTGAATGTTGTAGAGTCCAGAGTAACCTGCTGTTAGTTTCGTACTAGTTACTAGACTTGCACCTAATGCATAGTCTGTAGTGCTAAACGACATAATATTGGCTGCTGTAGTTGTTGTCGCAGCTTGGTCTGTATCGTCTTGTACAGCTAAATAAGGGTAATACGATGCTGCTGATACATCATCGCTTGGCACTATAATAATGACAGAATCTGCACCAATACGAGCATCTGTTAAGGTTGTAGTGCTTGCACCACCTGTAGCTAGAGTTACCGACCCTGTATTGTTGGTCTTGCCATTCATAATCCCATTGACTACCTCTGCTACTCCACGAGGATCGCTACCAAATGGGGGTAATGCTCTAAACATTATCTAGTTCCTAGAGGGCTTAAATCGATGTCCATTCCGACTGCTGATGTCCAACTACCTGTAGGGGTTAATTGTAGACGATGATAGCGACCAACACCACGCACAGACACTCTATTTTCGGAATCTGCTGCTGATTGAGATCCAAATACTGTGGACTCTGTTAAAAGCCTACGAGATAGCAAAGCCACGCTTCCAGATCCATCATCTACGATAGGTTTAACCATTGTGATAGAGGATGTAGATCCTGGCACTTCTATATCACCTGTTTCTAGGTACGCTGTAGCGTTAGCACCTGAAAAGGTAACAATCTTTGCACCATCCACACCGGCTAACTGTAATCTGCCACCAAGCCAAACACGACTATCAAAACTAGTAAGGATTGTTTCTAATGTTCCGTATGTATCCATACCTTCTAATGTAACCGCAGGTGTAGAAGTTGATGCGATTCTATCTACAGTAGTTGTTCCGCTAGTCCAACGCTGAGTCTGATAGTTGTAAATCAACAAGCTATCCGCAGTTGCAGAACTATTAGAGGCATATGCCCAAATAATCAACTTCTTTGTTGGATCTACTGCTGCCGACATAAGGTACAAAGTACCTTCGTCTACATTGTCAAAAAAGAATCGGTTTACTTTCTCGTTACCAATTGGAACTACATTTTGTCCATCGCAGGCATAGAAGCCATCATCGCCTAGGAAGAAGGATGTTCCACCATACTGAATAATGGAGTTAGCCTCATAACATCCTAAATTACGACTAATGTTGTCGAATTGGAATACCAATGGGCTACCAACATAAGACATTCGATGTATAGAACGATCCATAAAGACTAGACCATATTCACCACCTGTAACACCGACTACAGATCCACCATCAGGAATATCTTGGAAGTCTGCTTGTGTGGTAGCAGAATTAGTCCAAGATGACTCATCTCCTAATGCTGACCATTGCACTCTATTTTGATAACTAGATTGATAACCAGATACTACAAAGTCTCTAACTACTGTTACATATCTTGCCTCTGGTGCATCTGCTGCTAAATTTGCAAACAAAGAAGAACTATTTAAGTTAAATCCCTGTAATTTATCGAAACCATTAGCTGCAATAATGACATTACCAAACTGCGTAAATTTCCATCGTTGATCTGTAGGTGTCGTATAGTTGCCAGATTTTGACACATTGTCTAAAGACAAATCCGCAGAATCTAATTTAAATAGTTTTGTAGAGCCACCGGCAAATACAATCGTAGCCCCTGCTGTTGTTTTTCCTGCTACCACATTGTTTAGATTCTCAGATGCGGATGCAGAATAATCTACAACAGTAGGAATAGCACCATAGCCAACTAATTTGGAGTAAACATTCTCTGCTCTCCTGAGACCATTAGTAATACCTGGCTGATCTGGTGTCCATTCTCCGAATGTTATTCTGCTGATTGCCATTAATTATTTACCCATGA